AGCAATACAGTGGTGTTACGTCTGGTTCGAAGCGCTTGCCTCTTGAATCTCAGCTTGAGGGGCGGATGTTGCCTGGTGCAGGCGGTGATCAGTTTTACTATCGTGGGTATGCACTGCAGAAGCTTCTGCTGCCAAACAATGTAAACTGGCTTGGCGATCTATCTTCTTATACATTTACTAATATCACAGCGCAAGAAGCTTTCCTCCTTCCCGGAAAAGAGGTAGATTTCAAGTTTGGCGATGATGCTGTAATGAAAGCCACAATACAGCGTTCGAGTGGTAAGTATGGCGGACAAGGTATTGATGAAATTCTCTATCCAGCACTGGGTGGAGTAGAAATTCAGCTAACAGGTTCTGAGGTCCAGAACTAGTGGCCAAGTCCAAGATAACGGGCCTTGGTAAGCTTGAAGCTACTGTGAATGCGTTAAACAGAACGAGACAAGCAAAAAACAGCGTCAAGACATCGATTAAGGTAACGACGGAGCTTGTTAAGTCAAAAGATTTAAGTATTCTTGTTAAGCAGTTCCCTGATGCGGTTGATAATGCACATTCAAAGACGTTACGCTTTGTAGCGGAAGAACTTGAAATCGCATTGGGTGTTGCTATGGAAACCAATGCCTGGTCGTGGGATTATGGCGATGGGGATATTGTGGATACGGGCGCATTGCGCGATTCTGTTAATGTTGCAGTTATTGGCGATTCAATTAGAGTTAGCTATGGGGAAGAGTATGCGGCTATTGTGTACTATGGCGGCTATATTCACCCCTACGGAAATCCAAGGGTTCAAATCTATATGCCACCAAGGCCATGGGTTAATGCTGTGCTGAATGGCGGCGGCCCAGTTCCTCAGTTCAATGTAGCAGAGGTTTACGGAAGATACTTCTTTGATTTCTTGCGAGAGGAGCTGAAGGGAAGCGGAATTGTATGAATTAGGCATACTATGCCGCTTGATATACAAGTATGGCCGTCTTACCTTTTGTTGTTCAACCCAAGAAAAATACAGAGATTGTACGACTTGGTAACGAGGAGATCGGCATTATTGAAATTGAACGCAAGGGATATCTGACCGTAGCGGAAAAAGCCTTCGTCGACGGTGTCACTCAGGGCTCTGATGGCATTTCTCAGATGGTGTTTCTGGCCAATAAAGTTTCTAAAGAGCATAAAACCACACCAGAAAAGGCTTATCTGGCGATCACCGAAGTGATGCAAGGTCAGGTAAATACCAAGCTACAAGAGTCGATCTCTTCTGAGTACGCTTCTGAGATGGCTGTTATTACAGCCAAGATGACCGAATCTCTGCAAAGAAGAGCAATTGCAGCCGCTACTGTATTGATTCAAACTAGGATCAATCATGAATGGTCGTTTGATGATACACTTACCCTTGATCCTGAGCTGCTTGAGCAGTTTGTTGAACTTTACGATAGAGAAGAAAAGAGAGAGCCTGTGAATGCTCAGTCAAAGGAAGCGGAAGCTGCTGAAATTGTGGGAAAGTAAATAGCGGGGAATGGGGTAAACTCATTCCTTTTGATGAGATTTTTTGGGATTTAAAGTTTATATATCCTGGTGACATTGAGTTCACCTTTGATAATTACAGTTCGTTGCCTTACGAATATGTGCTCATTGCATATGAACGTGCAAGTAAGGCCAAGCGTCGCGAACATCATATCAACGAAAGTCCTATCGCACTATTAACTTCTGTTTATTCAAACTCGAACAGAGATCCAAAGAAGAAGAGAGAACCATATAAGATGGAAGATTTCTTCTTGTTCCAGGACGCCGAGGACAGGGATATTCCTTCCGCGCAATATGGCTCAGCGGCTATGGAGTTAATTAAAAATAGATCCTTCCCACAGTGGGCATTGTTTGCCTTCAAGGCACTCAAGGAAGCGTCCAATGGTCGCCCGCCAGAACTATTGGCCTACATCGGTGAAGACGTTATGGTTCTTGCCCCAGTAATTGACGGCAAGGAGCTCAAGGGGATGATCATTGGACGAGAGTCGGCTCAAGGGAAAGAGCGCAAACTTCAATCACCATGCGGACAAGAAATCAAGATCCTTGTCCCCAGGATCATGGGTAAGGTTTTTGCCGAAGAGGGTGCATCTATGCACATCTTGCGTTAGGATATTGCGAAATATCGTACACGTCTCCAGAATTAGGGAGATTTTTGGTCATATCGATAACATTTAACTCTTCATCGACTACTAGGCCTTCTTCTATCCAGATCTTAATCCTTCTGACGGCCTTTTCGTTATAGAAATATTGGCGCGAAAACCATTGCAGCCAGTCTTCACTGCCCTTCGAATGATTGCATCGCTTGCATGCCGGAACGCAATTACTGGTTCGATCTTCACCGCCTTTAGCTTTGGGCTTGACGTGATCAACCGTTAAGCTTTTATCGTCAATTGGGGGTTCGCCACAGTAAGCGCAGCAGTTACTCCATGCGTCTTTGATTGATTGACGCCACAAGTGTTTAGCTTCTTTCCTTGTCATGGCCTCAAGATTGTAAAGGTAATCACGAACCCGCTCACGGGTGCAAATCGCCTTCGAGATCATTGAGCCGTTATTGAGACAGTTGCGCAAAAGGTGTTAGCATGTGGGCTTTTCATAAGCTCTTCTGCGGCTGTCTGATCTATTGTTCCTTTAGATGGGCAGACTAAAATACTTGTTATTGGTATAGTGTCGCAGACTTTTGCTACTACACCAGAGACTATATATAATGTCTTATCTAACGATACAACATTCTCGAATTTGCTTGGCACATATACTTTTAAGGGCGGAAGCACATCCGATTCGATTGCTATATTGACTCCTGGACAGCAACTGCCATTGCTTGAGTCTCAAGTTGGATTAGAGTGCATTATTCATGATGCTGGCGATGTAAAGCGCAAAGACTTTGTTAATGACGATAGTAAGTTCCTGACTACTTGGAAACTATTCCTGGTTGTATGGGATCCGGCCACTGGAAGTACCCTAGATGCGGCTGTAAAGCGGATTATGTACTTATTCTATGGATCTACCTCTGTTGAGACTTTGTCGACCGTACAGGGTCTTAGGGCTCGTGTGCAGACGATGGTTATGATACCCGAGAATGGTGGATTGCATCAAGATGCGGTTGACATTTTGAATGATATTTAAGGGCAATCAGTAGTTTACCGTACATAGGAACACTACGTTAGTGGGGTGAGTCCCCCGATTTTGCTCTGTTTTCCGGCATTCCGGTAATTCACCCATGGCCAATTACTCTGCAGCCTTTGGCTACGACGTTTATATCCTCCCTCTGCTTTCCAGCGAGGTTGACGTTGCATTTACTGGCATCACCACTGCAACTGGCACTAGCGCTTCTACTGCTTTCCTGAAGACTGATACCACCACCGCTGGCGACGGTCTGAATATTGCAGCCGCTGATTCGACTATCGCTTACAACGCTTCCACCGGTATCTTCACGGTTGAGAGCACTGCCTATAATATGGATGGCACTGACAAGCCTCTGCGCCTTTACGGTCTGACCAACGCTGCCCTGGAGACTGACACCAACAGCGAAGATGTGATCACCTATGACGACGAAACCCGTGGTTTCAACGTTTCCGTGGCTACATCGAAGTCCTGGACTGTGACCCTGGAGGGTGTGGCTGACTTCAAGGACGCTGCTTATCAGGTGCTGCGCCTGACCGAGCAGAACACCGTGGCCAACAGCCTGCGCGTGAAGTTTGTCCGCGTCGGCCCTACAGGTACTGATGAGACCATCTACGGCTACGGCACCCTCAGCGGCTACAGCGAGTCGGTGGAAGCTGGTTCGATTGTGTCCTGGTCGGCTGAGCTGGTTGGCTACGGTCCTTACAAGCTTGCGATTGACGCTAACGCCTGATCGGTTACCGATAGCGCCAGAAGCCCCGCTACGGCGGGGTTTTTTCTTGGCAGACTAATTTAGCTTTTTGGCTGGTCGATGCTCGAAATTCCAATTAGAGTTGGTGTATCGAAAGAGCAGGCCGATAAAGCAATTAAAGACTTTGTCAATGGAGCTAGAGATTCTTTAGGTGATATTGTAGGCCCTGGTGGTTATAATATTGATGTTAATGTTGACTTCAAGTCAACTGGTGTCAGAGAAGTAACTTCAGAATTTAGCAAGGCGAAAACAGGAGCAGAAGCTCTTGAGAGAAGTCTTCTGAAAGCCTCTAGAACGCAAGAAGGTTCTATTACAAGCTTAAGACAAAGTGTCAACTCGCTCAAGCAGCAGAGAGATGCTCTTGTTAGGGGGAGTAGCGCCTGGCAGGAATATGAGACCCGGATTAAAGCCGCAACAGCAGGTATAAGAGCTCAGCAAGGAATTCAGGTTGGCAGCTTGACTGACCTGCGCAGACAAAGGGATGAGCTTGTTAAGTTGCGTGATGCAACGGCTCGTTTCCCTACTGGCCCTAGTGGCGGCGGTGACGGTCCAACCTGGAATGATTTAAACAATCAGATTAAGGCACTGGACGGTTCGATTAACAAGGTAACGCCAGGTTTTAGTAAGTTCTTTAATGTATTAAGCAGGGTCGCGACGATCCAGGCTGGTTTCATCGCCATAACGTCTGCAATTGGCGCGATTGGTGGTGTTATCAATGCTTACGTCGGTCGAACGAAGCAGATCGAAGCATTTAATCTTGCATTGAAGAATGTCGGCTTA